GAGGAAATCAAAAGGACCAGGTTGAAATAAATTTCTGTAATTTGGACCTGCATACCCCAAGTCAAATTCTTCTCCTGTATACACATCCTTCACTACTGGCATTTTTTCTTCCTCAGTATAGTAAACCCCGTGGAGGGGCATTATTCATCATCATGTCTACGATCAGTGGATCCATGTCAGGTCTGTAGGTTGCCATTGGGATCTTGGGCATGTACTGGGCTGCTGCTCCGGGACTCCCCTGACTGACTGGTTTCTTGGGTGCTCTTTGGGGGCCAGAGGTTGCCTTGTCCATGAAGGATTGCAATAAAATTGGACCCCACCAACTTGCACCATAATCATAGGAACGGATCGGACCTCCATCAGGACCCATCCCCTGGGTACCTGGGAGAGGTTCCCCTGCTCCTCCGAGGGCAGATAACAACCCTGCCTCCTGGGAGTTGATCGATGCAAGACCTTCCCCCCGGTTCTGCATCATTCTTGCTGCTTGCGGATTCATATCTTGCTCCTCTGTTTTGAATTTCCGGTAGACATCAGGTTCATTGATTGCCAGATATTTTCTTTGTTTCTCTGACTTAAAAGGCATCAGACATTAACGATATTTTGTTTCCCAAACAGGAGGTCAAAGAATGGACTGAATACTCCTCCTTCTCTTGTGAAATATTTCTGCTCTTCAGGATCACCTGGTGCAGATCCCAACAGTCCTCCTCCTGCCAGGATGTTCATCTTGTCGTAATCTCTTTCTTCAAGAAATTGCTGGTATGCAAAATCCTTATTGGCCTGTTCCAGTGCTTGCTGCCGGGCTCCGATTCCGTAACGTGCATTGATCCGTGCTGCCGTTGCTGCATCTTTGGCCTTTCCTCCTGCAAGAAGATCCCGTCCTGCACCAGATCGGATTCCAGATGCACCTTGTCGGAATTGCTCTTTTGCCCTTTTGGCAGCCTCGGTCTGTGCCCATGCAGACTGGAGGAACTCCTCCTTGGATTGCTTGGCCTGTTCTGTCTGCCCAAAGGCACCCTGTCGGAGTTGTTCCTTGGCTTTCATGGCAGCCTGGGTCGAGTCGTATCCTGCACGACGGTATTGCTCTGCCAGGGATCTTTCCTGGGTTGTCAGTCCAAAGGCACCCTGCCTGAATTGCTCGGCTGCCTGCTGTGCTTGTTGGTTCATCCCATATCCTGACAGGGCTAACTGCTCTGCTGCCAGACGGTCTGCATCGGCTCCTGCCATCGCACGGTTGAACTGATCCTGACGGAGTCCTCCTGCGGTTCTGGAGAATGCATCTGCGTACTCCCCGGAGGTCAATGCCTCTGCGACTCCCTGTCTGGACCCTCCATAAGCCCGTGCGGAACGTGCCTGGTCTTTTGTCTTACCCAATGCCTGCAGTCGGGACCGATCCATATCACCCTGCAGCCGGTTGATGACATTGGAGGTGAACGGGTTCATCCGTGCATCAATCTCTTTCTGCCATGCATCAGAGTCTTTTCCTGCAGTCCTGTATCCTACGTTGTAAGCAGAGGGGTCAAATCCTGAGGTGTAGTCCCGTGCCGTGAATGCTGATCGGTAGGCATTGGGATCATAACCCGATGTTGAGACTCCAGGGATGTATCCTGAGGTCAGTACTCCAGGGTCATAGCCTGAGGAGTATCTGGTCTCTCCTGATGCAGCAGTAATTGCATCATTAATTGCCTGATTGGTGGAATCTGCAAATGCCCGTGTGTCTGTGAATGCCTGAGTCTGGTCCACGTTGAATCCTGCAAACCGGTCTCCTGTATAGGACTCATAAGGTTTGTCGAGAACTTCATTTTTAAACCTGTCAAAAAGCAGGGATTTGAAACCCTCTGATGTGGTGTAGTCGGGTGCTGCCGGGGTTGTTGTAGTTCCTGAACCTGAACCTGAACCTCCTGATCCTCCATCTCCTCCTGAATTTGCATTCCTTAGTGATGCTTCATACGCTTGCTGAGACCCATAACCATACCACCTGGTTGCATTTCCATCTGCCTGATACTTATCGTGTGCTGCTTTATTTCTGGCATTATTTTCCTTCCACCAAGCTGAAACAGAATCCCACCAGCTTGTGTCGTTTCCGTTTCCTCCGTTGCCATCTCCGTTGCCATCTCCGTTGCCATCTCCGTTGCCATCATCACCAACACCACTCCACCCTCCTTCATTCTCTTCTTCTTCAGAATAATACTCCCTCAACCCTGTGCCTGGGTTGATGGTCCCGGATCCTCCGAGGGATCTCAGAAGTGCTTCCTCCTCCGGGTTGACATGTGCAAGTTCTGTATCACCAAAACGTCCCTGATCCCGGAGGTATCGGGCCATTGGTCCTGAAAGGAAAGTATTCATACGGTACTCGTCGTTGATAGGTTGCCGGAGTTATCGACCAGAAGTTGGTATTTGGTGCCATTGGGGCTCATCATCAAGACCCTACCCAAAAACATTGCCCGGGTTGCATCTGCTGCTGCTTTTCCATCTACATCGATATCCTGCCGTTTCTGCATCAGGTCATCCTGGATCGTGTTGTAAAGAATTTCCTGAATTCTTCCGGTTGCTTCCTTGTCATACTCATCAGGAGGGACGGGTAGTTGTCTCACCGGTCTCCTCCGGTCTGTGCTTTAAGCATCATCTCACCAACTCTGAAGTCCTGATCAAAGGGTGCCTCGACACGGTATCTTATGTATCTTCCGGAAAACCGGACATCAGAATAACCGGTGCTGGTGAGTGCAACCGACCCCTGGTTTGTTTCTGTAGAATCCGGAGTCTCTGAGGAATAAAATCTCATTTGAAATCCTTCCGTGTCTCCTGTCTCCGAGTCGGTGATGACTTGTTGGGCATGAATTCTTTTTGAACCGTCTGCAACCCGGATGTCTCCAGTCTCGGCATAGACGGTCATTGTGTCTGTTGTGTTGGACCCTCCAAAACACATAGTCCTGGTGTTGGTTCCATAATTACTGCCTGGGTCGGTCACTCCCCCAAGACGGTCTGCATCCGATGTCCTTTGCTGTTCCATCCGATAGAGTTTGTAGTCCGACCCGGTTGCAAAGGGAGAACCCCAGGGGTTGTTCTCATCCCAGGACAGTCTGGAAAGTGTCCCAACCGTCCACCATTTTTCTTTATAATTAAATACTATGTATCTGTCATTCTCACCAGATCCTGCCTCGCTTGCATAAAACCACCACACCTCACCGTATTTCCGGTTCTCTCCTGCTGCAACCTGGGAGAACTTGGTCCGGTCAATTTTGGTGGAAACATCAGTATAAACATAGTCAAGGACATCACAGGAGATCGGATCGACGTATCCTCCATCGTATCGGAAAAATCCTCCTGGGCCCATCCAGAACGCAGCAAATTCGATCACTGCCACTGCATCAGGACCGACGATCCCTGCCGTGTCTGAAAGTCTCCGTCTGCCATAGATAAAAGGCTGCCCGACGTACGTTATTTCATGTGCATCTTCATCTGTTATTGCAATGATGGAATCACGGACCTTCAAGGCAACCTGGAGGTCTCCAGTGGTCTGCAGTTCAAAGGACCCTGCCTCTCCGGTCGCACTAACGGCCCAGGTTGAGTAGTCTTCCTGGTCACTCCATTGGATCTTCCGGGTGTTTCCTCCTGCACCATAGAGCATCACCATCCTCTCCTGGGTGGATAACACTCCTTTGTTTCCGGTTGGTGCATTGGTAACCAGAGCACCATTGAGGGGGTAGGATCCTCCTGATGCATCCCAGTAAAACAACCGTCCGTCCTGCTCAAAACATCCGAGCAGGTCCTCACCATAGGTATCAAAATGCCACCTCCCACAGTTGTGCAGAATACTCGCACCGGTCTGGTCACGACCCCAATCACCGACATTCCAGACTCCTGCTCCCCATCCGGTGTTGGCACGTCCTTGGGCAGGTCCTATTTTCCAGAGGTAGGTCAGGGTGATCGATGCAGACTCATTTGTGGCAAAGCTCTCATCGATGGTGATCGAGTTCTCAGATGCAATTGCTGCAACCGTGTAGACGTTTCCGTCGTTGGATCCTCCTGTGATCTTGAAACGTACCTCAGGATCCAGGAGGGTGTCGAGACCTCCTGTTGCACAGGTCAGGGTCGAGCCACTTGTGACCATTGTTGCAGGTCCTAGAGTCGACCCTCCAGTCAGGGAATCTGAGCACTCGTTGAGTCCGGTGCCACCAGTCCAGTTGTAAACCCTGGTGTTGGTCCCAATGAACATCTGGGCATATCCTGCATTGGTCGACCATGTGATTATAGAACGTGGAACTCCCGACAGGGCAGCGGTCTCCGCATACCATCCTCCGACAGGACGCATACGTCCTCCATGCCACCTCATCAGGTTTGCATCCCTCCATCTGCCGTTGGACTCTACCTGGGATCCTGCTTTGACTACACCAGGAGGAATTTCAAGGGAGAGGTATGCCATTTAATAACTCCAGAGTGCTTCCCGTGGAAGGATGTCAATGTGGATAAAACGATCTTTGTGGTCTCCCTTCTGGGAGATTCCAATTCCACTGAATCCCAACCTGCGGGACTGTTCCACAACCTTTAATGCTCTTGGTCCAAAGACCTGGATATCAGATCCCTGGCCTTGCAGATGAGCCGACTTGGGGTATCCCCCTGAGGCTCGATTGTGCGTTTCACAACGTCTTCCACTGGAAATCCGTAGCGGACCGACCTTATTTCTTAACTCCTGCAACATCCTCATGAACTCACCATCCATTTCATCCTCCCGACATTTCCCACACTTGCATCGCATTTCAGCCTTGCTGAAATTGGGTGTGATCATGTCAACCATGAATGCCCCCGTTGCAATGAGGAAGGTTCTCCGGAATATAAGCCGACCACATTAAATTTTCCCATCCGCTACCAACTTTGAGCGGATCTCGGTGACGATCTTATCATCGATGGTGGTGGTTGTTCTTTTGGCAGCCCACTCACCAAGCATTAGAAAAACCCTTAAAATTACTTTCTCTGAAAGCATCGATATCACGATGGTCTTTGCTGCACCTGCCAGCAGGGGGATCATCATTTCCGTCCTCTCATTTCTGCAACCAACTCCCGGATTGCACTGGTCTGGTCATTCAATGCCACTTTGAACTCCTCGTTTCTGCTATTGGTTGAGTTGATCAGGTTGATTAGACGTTCATCAGAGGTGTCATCTTTGTTCCTCCACGAGTCAATCTCCGTCTGGTGCATCAGGTCTTTTTTGTAGATGTACCACATGCAAGCACCTGTCACAAAGACAGGGACCCCGAGTGTTTCTATCAGACCAAGGATGATTTGTATATCCATTATGCAGGATTCCTTTCTGCTTCCTGTTCTGCCTTAAAAGCCTGATAGTTTGCTTTCAATCGGTGGATGATGTCCTGACGCAAAAAGCTCAAACATTCACTCAGGTTTTGGGTACTTCGCTTTAACTTCTGCGCGTTTAGTTTCGATTGCAGTTTTATCGTCAGTGTCATAGAGTGCTACAACTAAGTCTTGTATTGAAGGGTACTCTGCCTGTCTTTTTCTTGCGTAGGCTTGGGCATCGTAATTACTAACCATAGAAGCCAATTTAGTTTTTACTTCAGCATCTGTTGGCGGAATAAAACCTTTAGGGAATACTATTTTATCAATGCCTCCATTTGTCTTACCGTGAAGTGCTTTATTGTCTGTTAATATTTGAACTGCATTGAAATATGTTGGTTTTCCCATAGTTATCCTTTGATTTCGAAGGCATTAATAGTCGAACGCGTAGATGATTGATTTATATTTAGATCCCCTGAAACTGCTTTTATTTTTGCTCTTACGTAGTATGTACTCGTTGTTGGATGTACAGCCCTGATCGTTATCATACTATCAAGATTCAATGCCTGTGATTGCATTAGTGTTCTAGTATAGTAATCCAGTCCACCAAAAGCAGTAGGCGAATCATCAAAATTTGAGGATACATCCCAAACGACTCCCACCCACAATGTTGCCATAACATTATCTGGGTCAGAATATTCATTATAAATTCCGTTCAATCCTACTGTTACCTGCAGGTAATCGCTTGTGTTATTTGTACCTGTAATTGTAAGTTCCAATTCACCCCATGCTGTTTCTGAATCCTCAGCAAACGTTTCAACAGTTGTGTCTGATTCGTCATAAAAAGCCCGGAGAATGTGCCCAGCAGGGAAAGTAGCTGATGCAAACGAGGCAGAACTACCAAGCGTTCCGTTAAACGTGCCAGACGTTACTGTCCCGATGTCATTTGCTGTTCCTGCCAGGGTTGTGTCCCCTGACGCGTCGATGGTCAGGGCTGTTGTTGATCCTCCAGTTAAAACGACGGTCTGCGCCTCGTTGACCTCGATCTTTGCAGAACCATCATTGTTCTGCAAAACCAGATCATGAGTATCATCAGGTTTTATCGTTCTATCAGCCATAAAATTACCCTCCTATTATCAATGTCCCATGGGTTTTCACTGTCCCGTCCGACATGATTGTCAGGAGGGTGCTTAATGCATTGGAGACCCTGGTCTGGAGTTGCATCTCTGCTGCCTCGTTTCCACCAGCATGGTCCACATTTTTGATCTCAACCTGGATCCGTGCATAAGTCGTATTATCGTCGTTATCGTCTTCCCCGGCAAAGGAGATTGCTCCGATCAGATCGCTTGCAGCAGGACTACTGGAGTTCCGGTACAGGGTCAGTTCCGGGCCAAGGGCCCCTGCTGCATCGGTGTCGGTCATCGTCACATCACCTGTGGGGAGACCTATTTCAAACCGGGATGTGGTCCCATCATCAAAATTGATGTTGTCTCCGTCTGCGGAGAGGGTGATGTCTCCTGCTGCATCCAGGGTGATATTCCCTGCTGCAGTGTGGGTCATGTTATTGGAACCATCTACCTCGATCTTCTCGGTATCGGCACCAAAGGTCAGTCCAACCTGGGCCGGGAGATTCACATCACTGGTTGCAGTCAGGTTGATATCTCCACCGGAGTTGACGGTGAGATCCGTGTCATTGCTCTCGATTTTATCATTGTTATCAGAGGCAAAAGTGAGTCCGACCCCGGAGGGGATATTCACATCCGAGGTTGCCGTGAGGCTAATGTCTCCACCTGATGTGAGAGTCAGATCCGTGTCATTCCCCTCTATTTTTTCACCGGTTCCAAAGGTGATTCCAACATCAGCAGGAACCACAACATCCGAGGTCGCAGTAAGGTTGATTGCACCTCCTGAATTGACGGTCAGGTCCGTATCGTCGGATTCAATCTTCTCATTCCCGTCGGAGGCAAATGTAATCCCCTTATTGGCAGGCACATTGACATCCCCGGTGGATCCTGGAGTGAGGTTGACATCTCCAGTTCCTTTTGCTGCCAGGGTCAGGTCGATGTTGGTATCATCTCCTGCAGAAGCAATCTGCGGAGGATACCCGGTGGCAGCATTGGTGACTCCAATGTGATTGACTGCAGATCCGGTGGCAGTGAAGTCAATCAGTTCATTCTCGTTTGCATCAGCGATTAAATTACTGGTTGCATTGACTGCAGCTACGATGGTGTCGAGGTCGTCGTTGATGTATCCACCCCAAACATTTTCATCTCCTCCATCAAGTGGTTTTTGGAGGTTTTTTGAGGTTCCTGCCGTCTTGGAATACGTGTGAAAATCGGAGGTGTTGCTTGCCATATTACCTATAGTAAATCGGGTTGGTCACTGCACCGGAAAAATAGGGTCTTTTAATACTCATGTTCAGTGCAGTCCCTGGATTTTCTCCTCTCTCATCCTGTGCCGATAATTCCTGCAACCTCTCCTCCATGAGTCCCTTCCAAATTGCGATCCTTGGATCATCCATCAGATAGGGTGAGGAGTGCATCAGGGACCCATAAAGGTATAAATCCGGGTGAGAGTCGAGGATCCAGTTGGTTGTTGCAGCGTCACTGAGTGGAGTAAATTTTTGATAGAATGTGATCTCAACAGAATAGGTTGCATCAGGAACTGGTCCGAGTTCCAGTTCATATCCAATCAGTCCAAAACAGATCGGTCGCCCGGTGGCTCCTGATCTTTGGTATCTAAACTCATCCATGGCCTGAGGAGATTTAAATTCCAGGACCACTGGACCTCCAGATGTCGGTTCCAGGGTGATGTTTTTGAGTTCCAGATAATTGGTCAAAGAGTCGGAAAGGTCCGTGTACTGACCACTTACAGATATGGTGCTCCGTGTGATCATTTTACGGACCCTCAAACGTCTCTGGAATTCTGCTTCTGCGAGGGCAATAAACTTCTCAATGACAGTGGTCCCATCCCCCTGGTCGGTTGCCAGATCTGAACGGTTCAGGAAATCACCAACGGATGATTGCAAATTCGCATAGGTGTCAAGTGCCATCAGGCTGCCTCAGTCTGTGGTGCATAGTACTCCGACATCTGGTTTTGAATCTTTTTGAGCAGCACAGGAAACTCGGTCTCCTTCCATTCCATGTATGCTGCAATCTGCCCCGATTTGGATGCAATCCGTTCCCAGTTTTCCTTCTCCTCCCGTAAGTCTCCCCAACCATCGAGAGCATACTTCAGGGTTCCCAATTCCTCGGCAATGTCCTGTAGTGCGTGTGCAAAAAACCACCGTCCACGGGCAAACAAAGGTCCAATAGCTTTCATCAGCTTTCCTCCTATGCATGGTTGTACCGGGAGGGTTGCATTGTGGATATTATCTGGGCCATAAGTCACATCCCAGGGTCCACAGTATTTGATCAATCGTTTTGCCCAATCGAGTCCTGGAGTGAAGTTTTCACCAATGAACAGATAGTGGTCTTGAGTGGTATATAATTTGAGGTAATCGGCTGCCTTCTCGATGTTTTCCCATCCATCTGGAGGATTGTCCTGGTTGACACAAACCCCTTTCCAGTCGGATGCCTGCATCGTCAATCGTGCAATCTCCGGATTTTGTATTTCAGGGATCATGATCAGGGATGATCCATCATTCTCAGGATGAAGATTCATGACATGGAGTTCTGCATCTGTTTCCAGTTTGGAATAGAACCCCTCACTCATGGTTGCCATCGACATATCATATGCCATGTCTCCCATGTGCTTGACCTGCCTGGAGAGGTCATGATCGATGTAGATTGGGACTCCTAGTTTTTTCAGTTTCCTGCAGAAAAAAACATCCTCACCTATAACTCCTGGGATCTTGTCTGGATCAGGTTCAAAGGCAAACCATGGGAGTTCCAGTTCAGGAAGTCCAAAGACACGCATATCAAGCATCATGACTGCACATCCAACCTGGTCGACCTCTTCCAGTCCATGCTTGTCCGGGGTGGAGTAGACGTATCGTTTATCCTTTGCAAATGCAGTCGGATAGGTTGGAAGTCTTCTGCGGACACAATTGGCTGCAACAACAGCCTGATTGTGATTCAGGAGGTTCTGAACAGTGTCAAACGGGAAGACCATGTCACTGTCAATGAACAGTGCATGGGTTGCTCCCCATTTATATGCCATTGCGACCAGACGATGTCTTGAGTCTGGGATGATTGAACATTGGACTCCAAAAAGTTTGATCTCCTTGGTTCCGTTTTCATATTTGGAATCTGAGAAGCAAGCCATCATATTGGCAATACACTCTGCAGTGTTTGCATTCCAGGTCCCAGTGGAGGGCACCAGGACCGCAATCTTGAGGTCCCAGTTATTATCTTCTACAGTTTTCCCGGCCATGTTCTGAAAGCCTTGTTATCGGGGTTATTAGCCCATTGTTTCCATTTTGCCTTGTCATTTACCCAACCCTCACGGCAAGCCTGGTTCCAGATTGCCTCAGGAATATAGGCTGCATGTTTCCACTCCTTGCCTGGGGTGAGTTCCGACATTTCTTTTGCTGACTGGAGGATGTTGTCGACGTTCTGAGTCTCAGAAATCATCGTATCCCCGTCAGGAGAGACGTGGAACCCCTCTGCCATACCGGTAGCGGAGTTCCAGTCCAGAAGCTGGTTTATACTCATCAGCTTGTTATCAGGTCCGCTGCAATTCCCATCGCAGCCTCATTCCGCATCTCCAAAGTATACTCAACTGTGAGCATACGTTTTTCTGCATCACCGGTTTTTGCCAGTTCCGTGAGGTCAAACTCCCGGAGATAACCGATTGCTGCATACTCAGGATCAACTGCAATGGCAGATCGTTCCCTGGAGAACCTATTGGGCATGATTGTCATGTCTCCAAAGTCGCTGGCATACAGAGATGCTGCACCCTGGATTGTTCCAATCGAGACATTCTCCCGTGCTGATGCACGTCCGGAAAAGTCAGAGACCCGTTGCTTGTTAACTGGGCCGACCATGAGGACTTTTGCTTCAGATCCTGAGGAATAAACCTGTTGGATTACATCCTTCAGGATTGTCTCAGTCAAAGTTCTCAAGTCACTGGCTCCTGCATCCCCAGGGGTTGCAGTTGTTGCAGTTCCAGGGTCAGTTCCAGTTGTGGTGCCTGTTCCACGGGAGGTGTTGGTTCTGATCCAATCCTCCAAGGACTTCAGTGCACGGGTTCCTGAGACCACAGGAGTCTGATTCTGAGTCATGATGTACTCCATGTCTCTCTTCAGTTCCTTGGACTTCTTGGCAACCTGGTATGCTAGTTCTGAGGTCCTACCTGCCTTGTTCACCACATCCTGGGTGCTTGATACAATCACATCCTTGCGACTGATCTGGCAGACGTTGGATTCCCGTGTCGTTGCTGAAACAGCACTAAAACTAGTTATATCATCCCCTTCCGGGTATGCATTTGAAGCAGCAGCAGCTAGGCTATCTGTCTGCCACTCGTGTGTCACTCCTTCAACATCCACTCTTCCGATCATGGAAATAAATGGGGTATCAAAGGGCGATATATTGTAGATCGCATTTGTCAAGTCCTCACGGTTACCTACCG